TTTTGAACCATACCTTTAACTTCAGTTGTTACATCTACAAATTGTGTATCTACTCCATACGATGCTTTCAAAATAGTTAAGCCATCTTCATTTACTGGCGTACTACGTGAACCACTAAGTAGACTCATTCCCTTTATGATGAGAACACGACATTTCCGATTCCACGATAAACTCTGAGGAAATTATATGATTCAACATGAGCAGTTACTATGAATGAATAAGGAACGGTTTGCTGTAAAGTGCGATTAATCGTGTATACAACTTCTTCAGGACTGTATAACGAAGTATTTGTAACTACAGTTGGACGAGGATTAAATGCCGTAGATTTCAGAATACATACAGATGTTCCGTTTCCTGCTGGAAGTTGTGGAGGCTCAAGAGTAGACAAACGCAAAATAGTTGTATTAAACATTGAACCGTTTACATGACCAGATGGTTGCTTAGATTCATGATCTAAAGCAAAAGAGTACATATATACTCCAGGTAATGGAGCACCTTCAATATGTTTATAATTTTGTAAAAGGCTATAGAATGCTGTAGTCTTAGTTTCTTCACGATTTTTTCCATCAAAAATCACAGTAGCTTCAACTAACGTATCCTTCAAAGCTAAATTAGGTCCTTGTTGTTGTCCAGATGAATAAATACCTGTTATAGGATCTGTATTTGCCATATTTAAAGTTGGTGGTCCTAACCAATTAGTATAATTATCGTAATCATTATTTGCTAAGATATCAGATCTTTGTGCAGTCCAGACGATACGAGTACATAAATTTGTCATGGTCAATTCTACATCCGTAGATGGACCATGTACACCTCGTACTGTTACTGGACGTAAGTCTTTAATTATATAAGATGTATCGCTTTTAGCAAATTGAGACATTTCAGCATCATTTAAAAATATATAGTTTGCTTGGACAGAAGGACGCAATGACCATGATGTTAAAGAATGATTCGATGGACTAGTATCTACATTAGGTGGACTCAAGAATTTGTTCATTGCGTATAAAGGATTTGCAGGATTTGGAGCAATACGTTCACGATATGTTGGACTTGTAGGATCTACATCTTTAACTGTAAACAAATCATAAATTGAATTAAATTCAACTACAATTTCAACATCAGAATATTGTAGAGCAATTAGTGGCAAAGCAGAACCAACATCTTCACAAAACCAAAAATGTAATGGAATCATTAATTCGCGACCTAAAATTGAAGGAGCTGCATGATTTCCAATTTGTGTAATTGAATGAGGATATTGATTAAAACGTCCATAAGCATTAGCAGGATCTTTTAGTTCAGGAAGATTACCTACCATACGATCAACTTTAAGACGCATAGTTCCATTATGGCTCAAATAAGAATACAGTTTCATCCATTCACCTGAATGTGTGACAATAGCTGTGCCGTTGATCAACAAGGATACAGATTGGATCATGTTGTAACCCAGATTAGAAACCCATTCAAATTCGTAGCCTGTAGCAAATCCAGAACCAATAGGATTGACAGGAGAATAAATGTCTGGGATCACAACATTTATGTAACAATCGTGTAACAATTGTGCGTTACGATCGACTTTACATCTTAAGTTTTTAGGTTGAGTAGGAAGAAGATCTAGATTGGCTGAGCGAAAGTTGAGAACAAAATGTTCCATCGCAAATTCAGTGTGTCTCTTATACACTGATTTGAAATGTGTAAAGGATGGTTGACCAGTAACAAGTTGATCTTGAGCGCCTTTATTGACTAATTGCATTAAGCCACCAGGCATTTATTCTTTACAATGGTATTTCTTAAAACGTAATTTCCGTTGTGACCTTTCCAGATGTATTTGCGTTTACCGTATAATTCACATTGACATATCTATTTCCCGTCGAACCAGTGGGACCCAAACATTCACGAGTCGTTCCTGTTACTCCTACAGAATCTCCCATAACTCTTCGGATATCATCAGGATTGAAATAAATTGTTCCTACCATTCCAGGAAATTGAGCGAATTGAACAGTTCCAGTTACTCCTTGCATTTTCTTTGGTGATTTTTAGAATATGTAAATTAGAACATATCTAGTTGAAGTGTTAGATCGTGAGTAATATTCGGAGGTGAACCGCTAGAATATGTAACTCCTACATGAATTAAATCACCAGCTCCAAATGCTTGACTTGCACTGTAGAAGGAAATATCTGTTTGGGTTCCTGCAAGAGTTCCTACAAATGCGGTTACTGCTACCATTGATCCACCAACTGGAGTTCTATACACTTGAAATGTAGTTGTGTTTGTTGCACTTGGTCCAGTTGTACAATGAATATTTAATCCAGATAAAATAGCAGGTTGTTGAATTCTATAATATGCTGCTGGAGGTCCGGGATCTGGAAAATTACCAGAATTAACTTGTTGAGTTCCGGGCCATAGATATCCAGGTCCTGCAGATGTGATATTCCCTTTCAAGCCATAATAAATCGTTGTCGGATAGGTATATGTTGAGAACGATTTATCACCTGCTGTTTTAGTAACCAAATCTGTTCCAGGTCCAATTTGGATTCCTGGAGAAGCTAGATAGGTAGGATCGGTTAAAGAAGTCGGATTTGTTTGTAAGATATCAGAAGCTGTCCATGTAGGGCTGGTAAACTGTTTTGGAGCGTATACAGAAGATGTACGTAATTGAATTGATCCAAGATTAAATGTGCTATCAGCAGTTTCAACACCGACATATGATCCAGTTAAGGTACCTGCTGTACTTCCTGGTGAAGCAACATAAATATTGGTATCGCGAGTTGAGACTTGATTTCTTCCATTAACTAGAATACCACGTTTATCACCTCCTCCATTAGATTTTACATTGATAGTTGATCCTTTGATACAATTAAATGAGAAAGTAGATTCAGTAAAGTCTCCAGATCCTGAACACAGAACTCCGTAGACATTACTTGATCCACCATTTGATGCTGTAGAATTATCTATGGTCAGCACTGAAGTTCTTAATTTTGATGTCTGAGTTGCTGTCTTTTTAAATTCAATACCTGTTAAATTATAATGTCCAGTAGATCCTAATTTTAAATTGAGATCTTCAACACGGCAGTTTTCACACATCGTCAATAAAGTTGTATCTCCGGTAACTCCTAGCATCTGAAGTGTACATGTTTGAACATTCAATCCTCTTAGAGCAATTTGATCGGATAGTGTTATTCCATGAGTTAGATTGTAAATTCCAGGCATAATCCATACTGTAGTTCCTGTAATTCCTGATGTTGCGGAGAGAGCTGATTCTACTGTTTGATATGGACTACCGCTCACAGAAGCTGTTGAATCATTGCCATTCACTTGATCAACAAGTAATACATTTCCAAATCCTACTGAACTCATTGCTGGAAAATCTCTCCATGTAACTTTGATACCTCCTGAATCAATACCTCCAGTCAATCCTAAATATTGTCCAACAGTTCCAGATGAATTATTAGAATCACGCAATATATTAGTAATACTCAGTGACTGATTTACAGTAACATAACCAACTGAAAGTTGTCCTAAACCATCATTTGGAACACTTTGGTCGATACTTACTCCTGAACCTGAAATAAGTGAAATTACTCCTTGCCCAGCTGATGAAAGATTTGAAATAACAATATTGTCATTTGAAACAGGAGAATCATCAAAATCAATATAAGAATTTACAGTATTTTCAGCAGTATAATTTGTTAGTTTTGATACTCCATCATATACTAATGTATGATTTGAAGTTACTCCAGAACCATTATAAAATAACACACCAGTTGCTCCACTGTAAGAAAAACTTGATCCTGTAGGACCTCTAGGACCCGTAGGACCCGTAGGACCTGCTACAGTAGAATTGGCTCCTGTAGGACCCGTAGCACCATCAGCACCTGTAGGACCTGTTACACCATCAGCACCCGTGGGTCCAGTTGGCCCAGCAACACCGGCACCTGTTGCTCCAGTTGGACCACTTAAACTCGGTAGAGTTGACCAAATAACATTTCCAGAACCATCAGAACCCAAATATTGTCCAGCAATACCAAGTCCACCACCACCACTACCAGTAATATTAGCTTGAAATGTTGTACCAGATAAAGTTAATGTTCCAAATGAGTTCATAGACATATTAGAATTTCCATCATCAAATACTACAGCATTTGATTCTGGTCCTCCATACATAGTATAACTCAAATTTCCACTACCGGGTAAAAAACTGGGTATAAAAAAGGAAAAATTTGGATCAGCTGCAAGATTTCCCAATCCATCTGAAAATTGAATTGTTCCAGTAGGTCCTATAGCACTTGATCCCGCAGGACCTGTAGCTCCTGTTGGTCCTGCTACAGTAGAATCCGCACCTGTAGGACCCACCGCATGACCTACATTTACAACAGTTGAATTTGTATACGTAACCTGTAGATCACCATTTCCATCAATTACTACAGTGTCAATTCCTACTCCATCTGCTCCTGGTGGTCCTGGTGATCCTGGAGATCCGTCAGCTCCAGTAGGTCCACTAATTGCTGGTAAATCTTGCCATAATAAACATGGAACTCCAGGATTACCGTCATAAATTGAAGTTAATACTTGTCCAGTTGTTCCAAGACTGAAAGTTGAATCACCAATTCCTGCTGTTGTCGTATTTCCATAATTATCAACATTAAAAGAACCACCAGCTGGTCCTTGAATTGATCCATCAATTGTGACATTTCCAGAAGCATCAACACTAAAAAATTGTCCTTGTACAACTAAATTCGTATTTGTGTTGTCCCAACTTAAATTTGAATTTCCAGTTACTGCAGAACCATCGTAATAAAGAATAGCTCCGGTAGGACCAGAAAATGAAATTGTTCCTGTAGCTCCTGTAATACCATCCGCACCTGTTGGTCCGGCAACACCATCAGCTCCTGTGGGTCCTGTTATACCGTCGGCTCCCGTGGCTCCTGTAGCACCATCAGCACCTGTAGGTCCTGCTACAGTAGAATCCGCACCTGTGGGTCCAGTAATGCCATCAGCACCTGTTACACCGGTTACACCATCAGCTCCTGTAGTTCCTGTAGGACCTGTTACACCATCAGCTCCTGTAGTTCCTGTAGGACCTGTAGTTCCTGTAGGACCTGTTACACCTGTTACACCTGTTACACCCCCTCCACCTCCAGTACTTCCATCGGAATTTGTGAATACAATATTTCCTAAAATATCTGTGGAAATTTTAGCTGGTCCAAGGTAAATGCTATTTCCGGCTAAATAAATATCTCTCCATCGTTGACCTGTAGCTCCAAGATCATATGTTAGAGATTCTGTAGGTAAAAAATCACCCTTTAGGAGAAGACTTGCTGTACTACCGGCAGGTGTATTATATACCAATCCAGTACTCCCTAGAGCGTTTCCAGCACCATCAGAAAACTGAATAACTCCAGTTGAACCTGTCGCACCTGAATTTCCAGTAGCACCTCTTAATCCGCCATAAGGTGTTAGTGACCACACAGCACCGGTACCAATTTTGAATAAATTACTATCCGTTTCAATCCCCATTTCACCAGGAGCTAATGTAGGGTTATTCGAAGTCCAGTTTGAAGATGTGTCTCTTCGAAATTGGAATTGTATATTCGGCATTTATTATATATTCACAAATCAATTATATTGACGATCCGCAATCAAATGCCGGACCTACTATGTATGATGATCCTGCTGTTCCTCCATCAAAAATATATGAAGTTACAGGACCCGTAGGACCCGTAGGACCAGTAGTTCCTGTAGTTCCTGTAGGACCTGGAGGACCCGCAGGACCTGGTGGGCCAATATTTTTATAGTTGACGCCTATATTACATGTTCTTCCGCCAGGCGTATACTTTAGAAGATATCCCGACATTTATACTGAATACATAAATGTTTCTAGAACTCCTGTCGATGATCCTTTTTGAGTAAATGTTTCACGAAGCTTTTTAGGATTTTGGAGATTTTTAATTGCTTTGCGTCTCACTTTTTCAATATATAATCCAGCATCCCCTCTAGCTTGTAAGGATCGTTGTTTTCCATCTTGAATATTGAATAATGGTTGATGAGTTGGCATAACTGGAACAGATCTCCACATATACGATCCAACACCAGCTAAAAACAGGATTCCAAATAGATTAGCTAACATTATATAAATGACAGATTTCATTGATAAATGGATTAAAACCGTAAACTGGAAAGTCGGTGGATTCACATTCTTACCAGTTTTCTTTGGTACATTGATGGCGTTAATTGACGTACTTGTTATGGGAACGTTAAAAATGGTCCATAATAAAACACTTCCAAAAACTTACGGTATCCTATTTTCTGTAGGAACTTATGCTTTGGAACCTCTGATTTTCTTAAAAGCCTTGAATTACGAAAGTATGGTCATAACAAATTTAGTTTGGGATTTAACTTCTGACGTTCTAGTTACTTTGCAAGGTGTTCTGATCTTCAAAGAAAAGTTTTCTGTCATCAGATGGTTTGGTATTGTTCTGAGCATGATTTCATTAGCGATTTTGTCTTATGCAGATTGTTAGAAAAATTGGATTTCAGTTGGACTCTTTTTCATACCAATCTTCAAGAGTCTTTTATCCTCAAATGCTTGAGCATCAAAGACTTCTTGCGTATCTGGATCTATGATAAGAAGTAACCCTTTAATAGAAACACGTTGTAATCTTCGAGCTTTTCGAACAATGTTTTTGAGGTATAAAGTATCACGTTCTTCGCCTTTAATGGAAGGAGCCCATGCAATATCTTCAGTAGTTGTTGTGGTATCAAATCGCATACATTGAATTACAGGCTGCTCTTTATAATGTAATTTACGATGGATTTCACAATCTACTGCAGCCTGTTTCAATAATAAACTAATATTTTTTGCGATACGACCTTTACGGTAAGACAAATCATACATGTATTCATCAGTTGACAAAAATGTTTCAGTAGGTTGGTCTACATCGTAGCGTTTTAAATCAGTATCATTTCTGCGGATCAAGGCAATGTTAGGGCCTTCAATTCCTACCGCTTGTTCTTTAGAAAAAACTGAAACGTATATTTTCACATCAACTGTACGTTCTTCCATAGGTAATCTAGCATGTGAACAAATACGAATAGCGCGACCAATAACTTGGTCTACAATAGCAGGATTCCATTGAGCTTCCAAAACATGAACATGTCTAACATTTTCTAAATTAATACCTTCAGCACCAGCTCTTGAAGCCATTAGAACACATAGTCTTCCACGTTCTTTAATAGATTCTTTCAACGTTTGAGGAAAATCGGCAGTATACTTTTCAGGATCATTAAAAATTTGTCGGTATAAATCGCGTGTATCCGCATCTTCATCACCAGTAAAATATGCGAATGCTGGAACACCAGGTTTCATATCTGGATCTTCAATTACGATACCATGCTCTTTTTTCAATTTATATTCTTGAAATCCATTCTGTTCTAAAACAAGTCCAAATACACCTGTACCTTCTAATCCTGTAAATGTAGAATATACAAATTGTTTATGTTTAATATTCTTTTTAATATTTTGAAGACATTCATGCATTTTAGGAGAAAAATGTTTGAGTTTATCATCAACTAAAAATCGTTTAGGATCACTACGAATTTTCTCAAATGCTTTTTCTTTAAAATTTTCACCTTCTTCATGAATTTCTAATTCAGGTGGCAGAGCAAAATTACATACTAATCGAGAATTTGTACGATAAGAACCAAAATCTTCATTCAAATCAGATTTAGAACGTCCTTTCTTAGTATCAATTTGAATTTCAATCCAACGTTTTTCTAGATACCGCAAGAACTGTTCGGAAGACATGGGGACTTTTACTAATCTCTTATCCTGATCAACTTCTTTTGCGACTAAGCGTTCATCAGCTCCTTTATAGTATGAAACCAATCCTTGAATTCTGCGTTGGAATAACAGAGCGTTCTTGATTTGAAGACCATCAATAAATGTTTGAGCAAATTCTTCAAAATTTGAAGGTAGACATTCCAATTCTTCTTTGATAAGTTTATCTTGCTGTAAAAGTTCAACACCAGCAATCTTATCTTGGAATTTTGATCTGAATGAATCTACCCATTTGAGAATATCAGGTTCTTGAGTAAAATCTTTATTGTATTTTACAGCAATACGTTCACCTTTTTCAGAAAGAACAGATTCAAAATTAGGAGGATTTCTAGTAAGAAGAATTTGACGTTTTACAGAATCGTATTCAATCGTATCAACATCTTTCAAAGTTTTCAAGAAACCAGTCATCATACCTTCATCCCATGAAATGACAGATGAACATCCTATACGAACACGTTCAATTGGTCCTCGAATTAAATTTAAGAGAACAGCAATTTCTAAAGGATTATTGATTACAGGAGTTCCAGATAACAGTACAATCTTTGTATTGCGAGCACGGTACATCATATCATACATTGGTCTCAAAATACCTTCTTTCAAAGCTGTTCCTGCAAAGTTATGTGCTTCATCAATAATGATAACAGAATCATCAAATTTATGAGGATCATCTTTAGGTAGATATTTTTCCATATTGGATGTACGAATACCATCCATAGGTAAATACTCATAACGTTGTTCAATAATATCATCAATTTGATCACTAATGTCTTTTTGAGTTTTTAGATCCATTGAAGAAAAATTTGATGGCTTTTCAGGAACTGTCATGAAAAAACGCCCTTTCTTATCTAAGAATTTTTCAGAAATACCTAGACCTTTACCTTTTTCACGATCAGATTCAGAAGATAAATTGTGAATTACCCAATGATTTTCTTGTTGATAGATAGAATCTCCACAACCGCGTAATTGTTGTTTAAAATTAGTTAACAATGAACTTTTTGCCATCACATAAATCTTCTTTTTGGTTAACAAAGATTCAGCTACTGCGATAGCAGAACATGTTTTTCCTGAACCTAAACCATGGTAGACTAAGAGACCTCGATAAGGAGTTTCAATTAAAAGATAATCACGAACTAATTTTTGGTAAGGAAATAGTTCACGATTTCCGGAACTGGATTTTGTACATAAATCGACGGATTCATCCTCATCATCTTTTTCTTTTCTGTAATTCTTTTTGATAAAGATTCGAGTAATGGCATCGGAAAAAGCTCTTCGATTCGGTAGAACATACATTTCCACTTATTTTTAGTGAGGAAATGATAATGGAAGAATCTTTTCACAAACAGCCTCGACTATGGATGGTCGCATTTTATCTGTTCATGGTCGCCGGTTTCCTATATGTGAAACCTGCAATAGCATTTGGAGAAGATGGTCATATTAAACCTTTTGGTACTCAAAAGAAAGGATCAACTATATTTCCAGTTTGGTGGTGGATGTTTATCTTTGCAGCCTTATCCTATTTTTTAGTCACATTTCTAACAAAATATTCAATTTAAAATGGATTGTTTTTTGATAAACTTAAGATAATAAACATGGCGAAATCTAAAGATCAATCTAAAAAGATGAAGGTTAAAGGTAGGGCTATGGAACGTGGACCTATTAATAATGATTCAACGTTTAGAGAGACAATACAGAAACTTCGTGTACAAAAAAGTCTTCCTAAGGAGAAACGCGACACTGATGATGTTATCATCTGTCGCGTAGAAAATATGGAAGGAGCAGGAAATTTTAGATTATGGTCTAAAGAAGCTCGTGAATATTTTGGAGGTTGTCCAGGTAATCTTGTTTTGGAAAACATGATTGGACAACTTGTAAGAATGAGAATTCCAGATATCGCAAGTCAACCTTTGGTTCTTGTAGTCTTGATTGATGGAAAAACAGAAAAGAGGCCAGAGATTATAGCTCTCATTTCTGATTCAGACCCTGATATTAAACGGCAACGTTTAGCTCTTCTTGAAGGAGTTGATATTCAGTTTACTTTGCAAGAAGATGGTTATGAATTTGATAAAGAATCAGTTTCAGATGTTGAATTTGATGATTTGTAAGTATAAAAATAAGTTTCTGGATTATAAACAGCTTTTCGCATAAATGAATGGAGTTCTTCTCCTTTCATTTTTTTCAGAAGTTTATAATTATTTTCTATTATATCTTGATCATGAACAATAACATCTTTTGAAGGACGTTTTACAAAAGGGTGTAAAATTAATTCAGGAACAGCATGAATACCAAACGAATCATGAGCTTTATGAAAGAATGATTTTGCTTTCCGAGAAATCCCTCGTTTTTCTGCTTTTCTCATTAATTTATCATCACCAGGTGCTAGAACAATCATTCCAACAACATCTGGATACTTTTTGATCATTGTATCTGAAAAACAAGGATCATACGAATTTCCTGGACGAGGCATACAACCTTTAGGAACACGAGAGCATTCTTTAATAAATGTTCTCTTTTTTCTAGTCATTCTTGAATATTTAGATGGTTCAAGTAACCATAACACTTTAATA